TTGAACTCGTCCAGCCCTTCCCCGGCCTTGCGGGTGCCGTCGTGGACGTCGTCACCGATCCGCCGGCCGGCCTGCTTGGACTCGGTCTTCACCTTGTCGAAGGCGTCGGAGAACTCGCGGGTCAGGGTGTCGGCGGCCTGGTCGGCGTTGGTTTTGGTGTCGCGTGCCAGGTCATCGAGGCCGCCGGCCAGGTCATCGAGTGACTTTTCGACGTCGGCGGTGCCTTTCAGCCAGGGCCGGACGTCGGCCACCAAGCTCAGTTTGAATGCCATGTCAGGCCTTTCCTTCGGCGGCGTCCATGAATGCGCGGACGACGGACTGGGCCCAGTAGGCGGCGATCCGGGGAAGGATGCGGGCGACGGCTGGGTCGATGACGCGGCCCTTGCCTCGGGTCGGTAGGTGTCGCATGACGTGGCGGCGGTAGCGGGTGCCCTTGGAGCTTTTGACGGTGCGGGCCGAGTCGTGGGCGCCGTACTCGTAGCCGGCCCAGTTCCGGTCTGGGACGATCCGGGTGCCGCGGATGGCGCGGCGGGAGGATGCCGTGATCAGCTGGGGCGGGTTGCCGCCGGCGATCCGGGCGCCGGCGGGCAGGACGGCGCCGGCCATGCCGGTGGCGCCTTTGGTGACTTCGGAGCGCCAGACCGGGTTCATGGTGGACCGCATGCGGGTCGCGACGTCCCGGCGGATGGTCGCGTCGGCGCGCTTCATGGCGAGCACGGCGGCTCGGAGCTCGGCGGGTGCGTCACCCACAGCCACGCTCAGCACGTCCGCTCACCGCCTTTCCGGTGTCAAACCGGCTTTGACGCCGGATCGGGGTCGGGGATGGCCAGTGGTGCGAGGGCGACGGCGACCCGGTCGGAGGCGTTGCCGCGCAGTCTCCGGACTCGGCTGCTCTCGCACCACTGGGGTTCAGGGGGTCAGCTGAAGACGGGCTTGCCGTCCATCGCCAACGTCACCGTGGAGGTGAGGTAGCCCGGGCTGACCGGGCCGCCGATCTCGGCCGGGCTGATGGTCGCGACGAACGTGACCGTCACCCCGGTGATGGCGAGCAGGGTGAACGTGCACTTCTTGCCCTCGTTGGTCAACAGCCACCTGACCAGGCCGGTGGTGGCGACGTCCTGGATCATGCCCAGCGTGGCCGTCCAGGTCGCGATCGACTGATCGGAGACCGTGTTGCCGCCGATGCCGATCCAGGAGCCGGTCTGGGTGGACGGGGTGAACCGCACCTCGGACACCTGCGGGGTGAGCGTGTCGCTGTCGGTGGCGCCGGCGATCTGCGCGGTGAGGGTTGCGACCTTGAACGACAACGGGCTGGTGATGGGATGGGCTACGACAGCCATGGTGGTTACTCCTGGTCGGTGATGTTGTAGAGGCAGGTGATGGTGAGCCGCCAGCCCTCGAACCGGTCGGCGAGGGTGCCGCGCTCGGCGTCGATCCAGGCGCACCAGTCGAGCGGCTCAAGGGCGGCGGCGGCGGCGAGGAACAGGCCGTCAAGGTCGTCCTCAACGTCGGCCGGCTTGTCGGTGGCAGTGAGGATCCAAAGGGTGACCTCGTCCTGGACGGCATCCAGGCCGAGCTTCGCCGGCCGGCTACGGCGGGCGGTCCACAGGACGGCGGCGCCGGGCCGGCGGATGGTGTCGAGAGCTCGGGCGTCGGCGACGATCTGCCAGTCCGGCAGGGCCGCCTCAAGGGCCGTCCTGAGGAGTTGCCGGCCGCTCATGACTGGCCTCCGCCGAAGTAGGGGACGCCGCGTCGGGGGCGTAGCAGGTTCTTGACGGTCCAGTCCATGGGGAACACGACGACGCCTTCGACGTCGCCGGCCCGGTCGCCGTCGCCGACGATGCCGGCCCGGACGAGGGCGCGGCACTGCATGATCTGCGCGGCCACCCAGTTCTCCGGCACGGTGGCGCCGACGTCGAGGGTGGGGGCGAAGTTGGCGCACTGGATGGCGGCAACGTACAGGGGGAAGGCGAGCAGCTCGTCGTAGTCGGCGGCGCCGGCCCAGAGCACGGCGAGGCGGGGGTCGGCCGGGTCGGTGATCCAGCCGGCCCCTGCGCCGTCGTAGTCCGGGTCCGGGACGCTCATGGTCAGCTCGCTGCCGGGGCGTCGTACAGGACGATGCCGCGGGCGTCCTCGATCAGGGTGCCGACGTAGCCGAACAGGCCCTCATCGACACCGCCCTTGGCCACGTCGATGGCGTTGACCCGGATGGGTGCGCCGCCGCCGAGCTCGCGGATGCTGATGGCGTTCTTGTGGCACACCATCGTCTTGCCGGTGAAGCCGCCGCCGGTGGTGGCGGTGAGGGAGCCGACCGGGACGGGGATGATCTTGAATCCGCCACCCTGGCCTTCGAGGGTGCCGTCCTTGAGGCCGAGTGCGGCGTTGAGGTAGGTGAGGACCTGGGTGACCGGGGTGTAGAGGATCGGCTTCCAGTAGTCGACGGTCACGTAGGCATGGGTGGGCAGGGTGTTGAGGTCGTTGAGGACCTTCGCGCAGCCTTCCACGATCTGCCACAGGGCGGTGGGGACGCCGGCCGGCGCGGCGCCGGTGAGCAGGTGGACCCGCTGGCCGTTGCCGGCGGTCGGCACCTCCCGCACGACGTCGCGGATGTACAGGTCGGTTTCCTTGGCGTAGGACTCGGCCATGGCCGCGTAGTAGGCGGCCCAGAACTCGGAGTCGCCGAAGTCGGTGTAGATCCGATCCACGTCGTGGGCGCCGCCGAAGCGCTGCAAGACGCCGTTGACCTCGGCGGTGGAGATCGCGCCGCTCGGGACGTCGGTCTTGTTGCCGGTGTACTTGCCGACGACGGGCTTGTTGTTCCACTTCCAGCCCTTGACGTTGTAGGACGTCAGTTCGGCGTGGGCGAAGGCGTCGAGGAACTTGCGCTCGTACTCGACGCCGTCCCACAGCTCGCCGACGTACTGGGGCTGCTGGATGCCGACGCCGGGGGTGTTGGCCGGCACGATGTCGGACAGGGCGGCTTCCATGCGGGTGGTGCCGTACTCGGCGAGGGCGGCGAACAGCCGGCTGGCGGTGACCGGCTCGGGTTCGGCCGGCTGGCTGGCGACGAGGGCGGCGTTCTGCACGCGCGCCGGCGCGGTGGCGGGCGCGGTGGTGGCGGTCGAGGCGGCGGTCATGGGTGCTCCTTCGGTTGGTGCGGCCTCGGCCGCGGTGGTGGTGATGGTGATCTGCTCGGGGGTGACTTCGACGGCGGTCACGCCGTCCAGTTCGGCGCCGTCCACGACGACGTCGGGCAGGTCGCCGGTGGCGGCGGCGACGTTGCCCATGTCGGGTACCGGCTGGTCTTCGGCGGCGGACAGCCGGGCGTCGGGGAAGGCGGGGCGGGCGACGAGGGCGGCGCCGACGATGGTGCCGGAGATGATCCGGCCGTCACGGGTGACGATCGGATCGATTTCGACGGACAGGCCGGCGCGGAGGCCGGCGGCGGCCTCGGCCAGGGCGTCGTCGCCGGCCCGGGTCGGCAGGATGCTGAACGAGGCACGGAACCCGTCCTCGCCGCGGGTGACCTGGACGGCCCGGCCGATCACGGCGGTGGCGGCGTGCTCGGTGTTGATCGGCACCATGTCAGCCAGGGCCAGGTCGCTGGCGGCGGGAGCGGTGAGGGGGCCCAGGTTGGGGGGGGCGGGGTGGTTGAAGGGCAGCAGGAGACCGGTGAGCGTCCGGTCATCGAGACTGGCGGTCAGCGGGCCGGCGGCGAGCAGGGTCAGAGCGGTCATGGGTCAGTCCTCCGTGGCGGGGTTGGTGCCGGCCTGGATGGGCGTGGCGAGTGCGGTGAGGTCGATGCGGGTGTAGGTGCCGGGTTCGGTGACGTCGTCCTGGCTGAGGCGGCCTTCGAATGCCATGGCCCAGTAGGCGAGGCTGTAGTCGATGAACTCGCTCCGGCTGCCTTCGGCGGTGCTGTAGGTGAGGCTGGCGGTGCTCATGGAGCCTTCGAGCATTGAGGCGGGGAGTTGGAGGAGGTTGGCCCAGTCGAGGCGGTCGGCGTTGCGGCCGGCGACGTACAGGTCGGGTGCCTGGCCGGAGCCGGGGGCGTCGAGCTCGTAGCCGTCCGGGACGAACACGGTGCCGGACTTGGCGCGGGCGGCTTCGACGTCCTTGAGCACCTTGTCAATCTCGGTGTCGGCGAGTTGGGCGTTGGGGTCGGTTTGGCGGACGACGACCATGGGCAGGGGCGCGGAGACGCGCTGACGCCAGGCGTTGGAGAGGTCGCGGGAGCCGGCGGCGGACTCCTCGGCGATGGTGCACAGACCTTCTTGGGGGCCTTCGAACAGGATGACTTCGGACGGGTCGGTGACGGGCCGGCCGTTGATCAGCACGTCGTAGGTGTTCGGGTCGACGGCCCACTCGCGGGGCGGGACACGGGCGGCGTCGAGGAGCTGCCCGTCACCGTCGCGTTTGGCGGCCCACAGGGACAGCCCGGAGAAGAGCAGGTCGTCCAGTGTCCACAGGTTGCGCAGGGCGGGCGCCTGGCCGGTGGTGGTGCTGGTCATCCACGCCGGGGTGGGGAGCCGGGTGGAGTCGGGTTCTCCGTACTGCCACAGGGTGAGCGGGTAGCGGGCGAGGGTGCCGCAGACGAGGCCCCGGCCACGGCTGACGGCGGGGATGCGGATCAGCTGCTCGCGGGTGACGGAGCCGGGCCGGATGCCGGCCAGCTCACCGACGACGACCTTGGTGAGCTGGCCGGTGCTCCACGGTGAGCGGATGGGCAGGTCGATGAGGGCGGTATTGACTGCCGCGCTGGTGCGCGGGAACAGCCGCTCGAACAGACCCATGACTTAATCGTCTGGACTATCCCGACGATCTTCGCATCGGCGTTTCGCTGGGCGTGTCGAGAGTCGCGGATGGCGGACGCGGTGGGTTTCGGCGTGCTCGTGGCGGGCGCGGAGGGCGGCGGGCCGGCTGGTGGTGAGCGTTCGATAGCAGCAGCCGGGTTCGCGACACACACCGACGAAGGTGTGCAGTGACGGGTCGATGGCGTAGCGGATTTCCATCATTGGCCTCCGGTGATGACTCGGGACGCCGGGGCGTCCTCGCGGGGTGCTGCTTGGTCGTAGGCCCACAGGGCGCAGGCGGCGGCGACGAGGGTGCAGACGGGGGCGGCGCTGGCTTTGCGGCCGAACAGCTGGCCGCCTTCGCCGACTGTGCGCCACACGGCGCCTTCGGCGGCGTCGTCCAGGTCGGCTTGCTGGTAGTGCCGTAGCTGCCGGGTGGTGATTTCGCGGCGGAGGCGGCTGGTGGCGGCTTGCATCCAGCGCAGCGCGAGGGGGGTGGTGCGGACGCGGAGCCGGGTGAGTGCGTCGGCCGGGTCGAGGTTGGCACCGATCTGGTCGAAGGCGGGGGCGGCGCGGTGCTTGGTGACGGCGGCACGGACCCGGCCGGGCAGCCAGTCGGAGCCGGGCCGGAACTCCAGGACTTCGAGGTGGGGCCGGCCGGCGGTGTCGCGCCAGGCGGCGACGATGGCGCCGGCTGAGTCGTCGGGCTCGACGTCGAACCCGATGCCGGGCCGGGCCGGCCTGGTGGGCAGGTCGGGGCCGGCCGAGCAGGCGGCCCAGTCGGCGGGATCGATGGCGGTCTGGTTGGTGGTGAGCGGGAACCGGCAGAGGTATTCCTGCTCGTAGTCGCTGAGCGCCAGGTCATCGAACCGGCCGGCGATCTTGGGCAGGGTGGTGAGGGTGCCGATGCCGGGGTGGACGCGGCGGAGCACCTTCGTGTCGGGCGCCAGGGTGCCGTCGGGCAGCTCGATGACGGACCGTTCGTCGTCGCGGATCATGTAGGCGAGCACACCGATGTGCCGGTTCTTCGGCGACGTGTCGATGCCGGCTTGCAGCTTGTCCCACGCCTGCCGGCCCCACCCATTCTCTCTCCACACGAGGCCGGCCGTGACCGTCGCGAATAACT